TCGGTCGCCTTGATGATCTTCACCGCCCGGTCGCTGCCCTTCTGGGCGGCCTCGGCGTCATACGGGATCGGCAGGTGCATCTGCTCGCCCGTGTCGAGGTTCGTGAAGGTGATGATCGCCGGGTGGTCGGTCAGTTCCAGGTACGTCATGTAGAGTTGAAGCTGCGTGTAGTAACCGGGCCGCGCCTTCTTCAGGCCCTTGCTGGCGACCATCTTGTAGGTCTTCGACCCGACGCCTTTGTGTTCCCACAGGCAGGGGTAGCCGACACCCTCGATCTCCGGCCCCCTCACGAACACACCGTCGGGGTGGCCCTTGAACTTGCCGCCCATCTGGCTGAACGAGTAGAGGATGCCCAGCCGGTTGTGCTGCCCGAGGGCGAAGCCGGCGTCGCGGAACTCCTGGTAGGCCCACGCCTCGGTCAGGTGGCCGAAGGCGATCTTCCGCAGGGTGTCGGGGGTCATCTCCCGCTCGCGCGGGAAGCCGGCGTACTCGTACTGGATGGCCCGATCGCACTCGTGCCCGAAGGCCGACGCGCCCAGGTAGTCCCGGCGCGGCTCGGCGCGGCGCTTCTGGATCAGCCAGCTATCCAGGCGGGCGGCGACGCCCTTCGACACCGCCTCCACCTTCATGCTCGTCTTGTTGAGGTCGATCAAAACGGCACCTCGTCGTCGAAGAGGATGCCAGGGGAGCCGTCCGCCGCGATCTGGTTCTCACGGAGACAGGCGTGACCGACCTGGAAGAGGGTCGTGATCTCGTCCTTCGAAAGCTGGCCGAGGGGCTTCTCGAACGGGAAGCCGGCCAACTGCAGGCTCGTCGCGATGTCGGGCAGGCAGGCGGCGATCTGGCCGCGCAGCTTGGCGTCGCCCAGGTCGAAGACGACCTTCTCAACGAGACGGCCCTCGGTCACCAGCTTGGCGCGGGTCGTGATCCAGGCGCTGATGATCTCGGTGACGACGGCCTCCGCGTTTACACGCAGGCCGTGGGACTTGGCGACGTCGGTCGCCACGCGCAGACCCTCGATCTCGTCGGGGTCGGGGGAGGGCCGAAGCCCTCCCTTGGTCTTGGTCTTTCCTCGCTGCATGGCGGTCAGCCCCAGGCCGGCGCGGAGCCGTTGGGGGCGGACTTGGGCGCCGGCGCTTCACCGCCGCCGAAGGCCGCAGGGCGGTCGGCCTTGAAGGTCGACCCCTTGAAGCCCTGGGGCTGGGTGGCCGGCTTGCCGGCGAACTGCTGCCCGTTACGGATGTAGCGGCTGTCCTCCGGCGTGATCGCCATGCTGAGGATGTTCTTGTCGTCGTAGATGTCGCCGCTGCCGTCGGCCATGGGCTTGCCCTTCTCGACCCCGATCAGGGCCGTGAAGATCATGCCGTCCAGTTCGGCGAAGCCGGCGATCTGGCGGCCCGCCCGCGCCTCGGGGGAGGTGTCGAGGGGGTTGATGCCCCGCGCGCTCTCCACGATGGCCCGAAGCTGGCCGCGCGAGATGCCAGCAGCCTGGGCGTGGCCCTCGGTGTCGCCATCGACCACAAACAGGCTCCAGAACTTGCGGGTGTCGTGCGGCCCACCCATCACGGTGAACTCGCAGTCGAGCATCAGGGCTCCGCTGCGGGAGGAGGCCTTGAGGACCCGGTCGGGGCCGTGGCCACCGAAGCGGAGCGCCAGGACGACCTGCGCGACGGTGTTGTTGGGGATGACCCCGCCACGGGGACGGGGGCTCTCAGCCGTGTTAAAGTCAAAAAAGCTCATGTCTGTTTCTCTCTTTCTCAGGGGGTTAGGCGGACTGAGCGGCGTCAGTGGGCGGGGTGATCGTGGTGGTGATCCCCGCCCGCTGGCGCTTCTGGTCGGCGGCTTTGGCGATCAGATCGCCGAGGTGCGGCGGCTCGAGGGGTTCGAGGCGTCCGCTACGGTCCTTCGCGGGGAAGCCCCACTCATTTCCGTACTGGCAAACGAAAGCCCTCTGGGGCTTGCCGTCGCCAAAGTCGATTTCAGTGAGGGTCAACACCTCATCGATGATGCCCGGCAACTGCCGACCGATAGCGGAGCCGGCAGTCTGGGCGACCCAGGTCATCCGCTTGTAGTCGTCTTCCATCTGGTCGAGGATCGACAGGAGGACGACGTTCTTGTCGCGGATGTGCTGAAGCTGGGTGATCCACTCGACGAACTCACGCCCCAGCAGGCCGTAGGCCCCCCGCGTGTCGGGCTTGCCCGTCTTCTCGGAGAAGGCCTCCGGCTGGGTCTGCGCCCAGGCGAAGCACGTCCTCGAGGCGACGGTGATGCTGTCGACGAAGAGGGTGTCGTACTTCTCCAGCGCAGCCGGGTCTCCGAGGGTCGACACGACGTGGTCGTAGTGCGCCTGGGAGTAGGTCTGGCTGTCGGCGCGGGAGGGGTTGGGGCCTCCCATCCAGCAGGCGAGGTTCCGCAGTTCCGGCCACGTCTTGGGGCGGATCGTGTCGACCGCCACGTCCTGAACCGACAGGTCGCCGGCCTCGACGTCGAGGAAGAGGGTCTTCCGCGTGTCGAGGGTCCGCAGCAGGCTCGTCTTGCCGACCCCAGACACGCCGAGGATGAGGGCTTTGACGCCCCTCGTCTCTCCGGCGCGCTCGTCGGCGGTGATGATCCGCAGGCTCACTGGACACCTCCAGCGACCTGGGCCTCGGCCAGCCGCATCTGCTCGATCTCGTCGCTGAAGGCGGCGTGCAGGCGCGGCTTGAGGCTTGCGTTCGCCTTGCCCACGGCCTCCGCGATCATGTTGTCGAAGATCGCGAGAACGGGGCTCTCCTTGGGGAGGCTGTTCCTCCCCAGGCGGACGGTCGTGTCGTACAGGGCCGCGATCTCGGCGAAGGCCGTCACGACGTCCTTCAGGACGGCAAACTGTTCTTTGGTTTTCCCTTCAAGCATCAGGCGGCTTCCTTCTGGTTGGCGACCAGCTTGATCGCGGCGTTGCCGGGGGTGACGGTGCGGCCAGCCTCGAACAGCTTCCGCACGAAGGACGGCCACGCCTTGTACTTGGCCTCGGGTACCGAGTAGGTGACGTCCACGAACTCGGACGGATCGTCCCCGCCCTCGGCGATCTGCGCGACGGCCTGCTTCAGGTGCGCCTGATCCCAGGCGACCCTCTTGGTGCGGGTGACGTCGGCGCTGATCTCGTCCGACAGGCGGATGTGGACGACGCCCGTGTCTTCGCCCTTGGCGGCGTAGGCCTCCGCGATGCGGCCCTCGAGCCGGTCGTCCAGCAGGTTGGCGATCGCCTTCTTGACGTGGGCCGGCTGCTTGATGGCCTCGTCCGCTTCGGACAGGAGGGCCAGCAGGGCCTCATAGTCGAGACCGACGAGGACGCTGGCGTCTCCGGCGATCTCGCTGAGGGTGGGCAGGTTTCTCATTTGGTCGTGGTCCTTCTCTTGGTCCTTGCTCGGATGGGTGTCGGCGGGGCCTGAGCGGGGACCAGACCGCCGGGCGCTCTCGCGTACCGGAGCCCCGCCGACTTATATAGGGCGATTGGTCCTAGGGCACAATGCCCTTTCTGAGCCTCTCGCCATATTTCGCAATGAGGGCCGCCTCGGCCCTGCCGTCGTGCTTCTTGAGTTCGAACAGGTCGGACCACTTGGGGAAGAGGCCCTTCGCCGCGAGGCGCGACTGATCCTTGTCGCCCTTGACGCCCATCGCCTTCCGCCACTCCTGGGGGCGGACGTGGCTGATCGGCATGAAGTGGCAGTGGGCCATGCCCAGCAGGAGGCCCACGGCCCGCCCGAAGGAGAACGCGCCGACGGCGCCCTCCCCCGGCCTGACGCCGACGTGCTCGATGGTGACGTGAGCCGCCCCGACCTTGGCGATAGCGTCGAAGATGCGCGCCAGGGCGACCTCGTCGACCACCACCTTGCGCTTCTTCGTGCCGGCCATCGTGCGACCGACACCGACATCAAGGGTCGGGATGTCGAAGATCAGGACGTCATCCGGCTGGCTGTCGTCGATGACGGCGAGGGCTCCGTAGAGGCCGGGATCGATGCCGACGTGCAACATCAGGCGCTCGCACGCAGGAGGGCCTCGACCATCGTCGTCGCCTCGTACAGGCGGCGGCTCGTCAGGTCAGAGCGGCCATCGCGCAGGCGCTCCAGGCGCTTGCCATCATTGAAGAGGATGGTGGAGAGGCGCGCCTCGGAGATGTTCCGGCGGGCTGCGTACTCCTGCGCGGACGCGATCAGGGCGGCGATGTGGGGCGAGACGGGGGCGGTTGGGGTGCGGGACATGGCGGTACGGTAGGTCTGTTTGTACCGCCCCGCAAGGGGGCCGAAGCCTCTGCGGTAGACGTACCGCACCTGAAAGGTTAAAGGGGAACATCAGCAACAGGCGCGGACCCCGTCAATATGACCCTCCGATCTAGGATAGAAGAGAGACTGCAGGCGACGCGCCTGACACCCCAGGCCGCCTCGATCCGCTCGGGCCTGGGGAAAGACGCGGTTAGGAATGTCTTGAGGGGCCGGTCAAAAAGCCTCTCGACGAAGAGCCTCACGGCCCTGGCCGAGACCCTTGGCGTCTCGGCATCATGGCTGGCGGGCCACCATGGAGGCAATGGGGAGCCGTCCACTGCTGGAGCGATGCTCACTGTGAAGAAAGAAGTCGGACTTGGTCTTTGGAGGCCACAAGGCACTGAAATCCCCCCAGAAACCGGCCTCGTCTCGATGAGCGCCGAGTACGCAGACCACGACCAGTGGCTCGAGCGGGTCGTCGGGCGCGACATGGACGACAGGTATCCGCCAGGGTGCCTCCTCCACGTCGTCGATGCGGCGGCGATCGGCTACGCCCCCAGAACCGGCGACACGGTGATCGTCTCCTACACCCGCGAGGACGAGGAGCAGCGCCTCGTGAGGCAGGTCGAGGTCCGCTCGGAGGGCCTCCTCCTGGTGGCCCGCTCCACCCAGGCGGCGGTAGCCGGCACGTCGCCGATCGGCGCAGGGCGCATCGTGGCTCTCGTCCTTGGGTCGTACATGCCGGAGGCGAGGCGGTAAAAAAGCCGCCCAAGCCCAGTTGACGCGGTAAACATCCCGCACTAGGTCTACCTCTAGGCAAGGGCATCCCGCCCGGCCCACCTGGAGACAAGACCGTGTCCCGAAGCACACAAGAGTACGTCGCCATCCCCGTCTACGGCGGGTTCTGGCGAGCCGCCCTGGAGACCTGGGGCTGGTGGCGCGGCGAGCGTGATTGGCGCATCGACCCCGTCGGCCCCCTCTATCACACGGAAGCGGACGCCCGCCGGGCCGCGACCCTCCTGAACCAGGAGGCCTTCGCTTGACCCGGCAGATGGGCGACCTCTCGTTCCCCTACGCCTCTCGCCCCATGCCCGACGGCCAGCGGCGGGGCCACGTCGGGATCGAGTGCAAGACCTGCGGTCGGGAGGAGTGGCGGGTCGCCAAGAACCCTGGCCTGGGCAACCGCATCTACACGCGCGAGGGCTGGCATCTCGGATCGCGGCGGGGGCACGACGAGTGCCCCACCTGCGTCGAGGCCCGCCTGATGCCCGCCGAGAAGCGGCAGATCATCACCCCACCCAAGAAGAAGGAAGCCGTCGTGCCCGCCACCGCGACCATCCGAGACATCCCGCCGCCCCGTGTAAACGGGATCGCGCCGCCCACCGACATCCCCGTCGCAGAGCCGCCGCGCCAGCCGACCTGGGCGGACAATCGTCGCATCCGCCAGGACCTGGACTTGGCCTATGACGCAGAGGGCGGTCGGTACTTCAACAACAACACCGACGAGACCGTCGCCAAGCGCCTCAACGTCCCCCGCGCCTGGGTGTCGACGATCCGTGAACTCTTCGGGCCAGACCGCTGCGAGGACGACGATCTGCGCGCCAAGGCCCTGATCTCCGTCTTGGAGGCGGCGAGGAAGAGCGCAGCGGAGGCCGAGAAGGCGGCAACCGTCGCCCTCGAGCAGGCCGAGGCGGCGTCGCGGATGGTCGCCTTGATCGTGAAGTCGGCGAAGGACGCCGGCCTGGAGGTGACGGCGTGAGGCCCCGCTTCCACCCGACGCCGGGCGTGGCCTTCCAGATCGGCAGGCCCCGCCTCTGCGTCCCCACGGGCTGGATTTGGGGCTTCCTGGCCCTGGTCTCCTGGGGCCTGTTCCTCGCCGTCCTCATCAGCATCCCCGGCTAGGCCGTGACGCCCTTCCCGACCGTCAAGACGGCGAGAGCCCTGGTCGAGGAGGGCGTCCTCCCCTGCTCCGAGGCGCAGGTGAGGGCGCTTGCCAAGCGGCACCAGATCGGCAGGATGCTTGGTCGGTCTTACGTCTTCACGGCGGACGACATCCACCACCTGTTGGCCAGCCTGCCATGCCCCTCAAACTCGTCCGCCGGCCCAAGTCGCCGTACTGGTATCTGCGCGGGACCGTCCGTGGCATCAGCATCACGGAAAGCACTGGCACTGGCGACCGCGCCCAGGCGGAAGACATCCGCGCCCTCCGCGAGGCGGAACTAGTCCGCAGGTCCATCCACGGAGACCGGGCCACCCGCACCTTCGGGGAGGCCGCCCTCAGCTACATGGAGGCCGGCGGCGAGCGCCACCACCTCGCGCCGCTGATCCTAAGGTGGGGCGAGAGGCCCCTCTCTCAGATCGGCCAGGAGGAGATCGATCGCGCCGCCAGGAAGCTGAAGCCGAAGGCGAGCCCCTCCACCCTCAACCGATGCGTTTACACGCCTACAGCAGCCGTGCTGCACCACGCCGCCCGGCTGCAGTGGTGCGAGAAGCCGGTGATCGCCCGCCCCTCGCAGCCCAAGGGCCGCGTGCGGTGGGTGACGGTGGAGGAGGCCGAGAAGCTGATCGCCCACGCCGGCCACCTGCGGCCCCTGGTGATCTTCCTCCTGGCGACCGGCGCGCGGATCGGGGAGGCCCTGGTCGTCGATTGGCGGGACGTGGACCTGGAGCGGGGGCACGTCGTCTTCTTGGACACTAAGAACGGCACGGATCGAGGCGTCCCCCTGAACAGCCGCGCGATCGAGGCCCTGAAGGGCCTCCCCCACCGGCAGGGGGCCGTCTTCCGCGTCCACTATGGCGGCCTGCGCTGGGATGGCACGCGACGCCCCCTGGGGCCGGCCTACGCCAGCCGTGGAGGCCTCGGCGGCGGGCAGATCAAGGGTGGCTGGAAGGCCATGCTGAAGGCGGCCAAGATCA